CTCGGGTCCCTGTTTCATGAAACTGTTCTCCATGACCCGGCTATACCCCTCAGCAAGTATATTGAACTTCTGAACACCATAATCAAAAATCATCAAGCCAATGAAAGTAGAAATTAAGTTCGAGGCAAACCTCGAAGAGACTCAGGATCTCGAAATGGTCCGCAAAATCTGTCAGGTTATCGGAGCAAATCCCGTGACAGTTAAGACGACTGACGTCAAGAAATCAGTCCCTGCACAGGACGTGAAGAAGCCAGCTCCGGCCCCCAAAAAGACTGAGGAGCCCGAACCCATGCCGATGGATGCGAACTCCTCTTTGGGTTCCGACCCCGCTGTCTCCATTCAGGACATCCGGACTCTCCTGGCAAGTAAGGTGGACAACCACCGCGAAGCTATCCGGGCAAAGCTCACTGAACTGGGAGCGAGGAATGTGACGGGACTGGATGCCCGAAACTACGACGCGTTCTACGAATTCCTCAAAGACCTTGCGTAATGGGAACCCCGAATCATTCATCTCGTAAGCACGCCATGCTTTCGGCATCAAAGGCAGACCGGTGGATCAACTGCACCCCCAGTGCCAGACTGGAGGAAAAAGTTGAGGAAACCGGTAAGCCTTCCAAGTATGCCGAAGAGGGTACTCTGGCTCACGAGATGGCAGAATGTTACCTCCGAGCGAGGTTCCGCATAACGCCTGTTGACGTTACGTCTGCTGAACTCAGGAAGCTGAAGAAGAGTGACCTCTACACTGAGGCCATGGATGAGCCCGTAATGGCTTATTGCCAGTACGTAACGGACCAATACACGGAAGCTCTGCGGAAAACCAAAGACGCACTCGTTCTTCTGGAGGAGCGACTGGACTTCTCGGCTTGGGTCGAACAAGGGTTCGGCACTGGGGACGCTTGCATTATAGCTGACGGGGTCATGGAGATCATAGACCTCAAGTTTGGCACTGGCGTGCCGGTTTTCGCTGAGAACAATGCTCAGTTGATGCTGTATGCTCTCGGGGCATTGTTCAAATTCGAGATGGTCTACGACATCAACATGGTGAAGTTGACTATCGTCCAGCCCCGACAGGAACGGATCTCGTCATGGGAAATTACCCCCGAAGACCTCTACAAATGGGGTGAGGAGGTAGTGAAACCCAAAGCAGCTCTCGCTTACTCCGGGGATGGTGAACTCCAAGTTGGACATTGGTGCAGATGGTGTAAAGTCAAAGCTCTGTGTCGCAAGATGGCAGACCACAATCTGGACTTGGCCAAACACGAGTTCAAAGAGCCCGAACTCCTAACCACTGAGGAGCTCGCTCAGATTTTCGAACAAGCCCCCATGCTCCAAGACTGGGTAAATGCTGTATCTGAACACCTGCTCTCCAAAGCCGTCTCGGGTGAAAAGATTCCCGGATACAAAGTAGTCGAAGGAAGGTCAATACGGAAATGGACTGACGAGAATGCCGTTCAAGAAGTTCTTACCGCATGTGACTACACTCCGGATCAGTTCCAAGTTGTCAAACTGGCCGGAATCCCGGCTATCGAGAAGCTCCTCAAAAAGGACTTCGATTCACTGGTTGGAGACCTCGTCATCAAGGCTCCAGGCAAACCCACTCTGGTCCCCGAGTCTGACAAGCGTCCGGCAATGGGAATTGAACAAGCAAAACTCGATTTTTCTAATAACTAAACTTCACAACTATGAGTGCAACAACCAAAGTAGTAACCGGCAAAGTTCGGTTCAGTTACGCCAACGTATGGGAACCCCGGGCGATGGAGGGTTCTGACCGAGCAAAATACTCGGTGTCCATTCTCATCCCGAAGACTGACTCGGCAACTCTGTCTCGGGTCAAGGAGGCCATCGACACGGCTCTCAAAGAAGGCATCGCCAAATTGGGCGGCAAGATTCCCCCGACGTGGAAGAACCCCCTCCGTGACGGGGACACCGAAAGACCGGACAATCCGGAGTATGCTGGGCACATGTTCGTCAATGCCAACTCGGACAACCGTCCTGGCATCGTGGACGTCAACCTCAACCCCATCATCGAAAAAGAGGATTTCTACTCCGGATGCTATGGCCGGGCGTCGATCAATTTCTACGTTTTCAACACGAATGGCAATAAAGGCGTTGCTTGCGGACTGAACAACCTCCAGAAGTTGGCTGACGGAGAACGACTCTCGGGGGGATCTTCGGCAGAAGAGGATTTCGGCCAGAACCCGTGGGACGACGACCTTATGTAGGTTGGTATGCTGGGTCTTATTTGGGATTAGGGGTTCGAATCCCCGCCCAGCAACAAATTTAACAATAATCAACATGCCGAGACGCTTATATTTCGATACAGAAACATATAGCCCTGAGGACATTAAATCCACGGGCGCTTATAAATACGTAGAATCGGGGGACTTCCAGCTCCTCATAGTGTCTTTCGCCTTTGACACCTCACCCGTTCAGGTGATTGACCTGGCCAAAGGAGAGGAGCTCCCCGACTATTTCATCTCCGCTTTAACTGATCCGGGGATTGAGAAATGGGCTCATAACGCTGTATTTGAGAGACTCGTATTTAAGCGTATAGGACTACCTATCCCGATCGATCAATTGTATTGCTCAATGACAAAAGCAGCCTATTGCGGACTGCCTTTGGCTCTGGATGAACTCTCCAAAGCTTTGGTCCTCGGGGAGCACGGGAAGAAATCAACAGGTAAAGCTTTAATCCGGTTTTTCTGTTCCCCGTGCAAGCCAACTAAGTCCAACGGGATGAGGACTCGGAACATGCCGGACGACGACCCGGACAAGTGGAACGAGTTCAAGACGTATGCCGAATATGACGTGATTGCCGAACGCGACATCGTGGAACAGCTGGACCAATTCCCATTCCCGGAGTTCGAACGCCGGAACTACTTGGTAGACCAGAGCATCAATGATCGGGGCATCTTGATCGATCTCGACATGGCCGGAAACGCCATATCTTTTGATGAGGTGTACACGGAGGAGATGACCGACCGGATGAAGGAGCTAACGGGCTTGGACAATCCTAACAGTTTAGCTCAGCTCAAGACATGGCTCAAAACCAACTTCGGGCTCGAGTTCCCAGCACTTGGCAAACCTGAGATTCTAGAATATTTGAAAAATACCCCGGATGCTCCCGACTTGGTCAAAGAGGTTCTCGGGGGACGGCTTGCCTTGTCGAAGACTTCTACTAAGAAGTATATTGCTATGCTCAACTGCGCTGCCAAAGACCAGAGAGCCCATGGACTATTCCAGTTTTACGGAGCCAACAGAACAGGACGTTGGTCGAGTCGAATGATTCAGCTCCAGAATCTCCCCCAGAATCACATGAAGGATTTGGACCTCGCCAGAAGCATGGTAGAGAAAGGAGACTACGACCTTATCGAAATGTGTTACGGCAATATCCCGAATGTTCTGTCCGAGCTAATCCGAACAGCCTTCATAGCACCAGAGGGAAAAATGTTTGCAGTAGCCGACTTTAGTGCTATTGAGGCCCGAGTCCTGTCCTGGTTAGCTCAGGAGAAGTGGCGACTCGACGTCTTCAACACTCATGGCAAGATCTATGAGGCATCAGCATCACTCATGTTCGGGGTTCCCATTGAGCAGGTTACGAAAGGATCGGACCTCAGACAGCGTGGTAAGACGGCAGAATTAGCACTCGGGTATGAGGGATCGGTCAACGCAATGGAGAAGATGGACAAAGAGAAGAAGCTGTCCAAAAAGGAAATGTATTCCATCGTAGCTCTTTGGCGTCGAGCCAATCCTAAAATTGTTGAGTTTTGGGCGGAGGTGAACGAGAAGGCCATCGAGTGCGTCCAGACCAGGAAAACCAAGAAAGTAAGTTGTCTCGTCTTTGAACATGACGGGACCAATTTGACGATAGCTCTCCCGGCTGGGAGAAAACTATACTACAGAAATCCCCGTGTGAGACCCAACAGGTTCGGGCAGACTGGCATTGTCTACGACGGCATGGTCCAGTCAGTAGGATGGACCGAGGTAGAGACATACGGGGGCAAATTGGTGGAGAACATAGTCCAGGCAATCTCCCGGGATCTTCTCGCCGAAGCAATGTACAGACTAAGCATTATGAAAGACTTCGAAATAGTAATGCACGTCCATGATGAAGTCATTGCAGAGGTAGACGAAGACCGAGCCGGGGATTGTCTGGAAACTATGTGTAGAGTTATGGGGGAGGACCTCCCTTGGCTGAATTGCTTGCCAATGGGGTTGCCTCTCAAAGCAGACGGATACGTTACTAAATTTTATAAGAAAGACTAATGACATACGACGGGGAACTTGATATTGCAATCGGACTGAGTGCAAGATCAAAAGTATGGAGCAACAAGAAACTGAAATGGTCTGAATTGGTCAGTCGACTCGGGGAGGAGAACAAGACCACTGAAACATTCAAGGAGTTTGTTTCTGCAAGCAAGGAGGACCAGCTTAAAATAAAGGACGTAGGCGGATATGTCGGGGGCTACCTGAGAGGAGGCAAAAGAAGTCCGGCCAATGTGGTCCACAGACAGTTGATGACACTCGACTTGGACTTTGCCCACAAAGACCTCTGGGATGACTTTACTCTCCAGTTTGACAATGCAGCTGTTCTGCATGGGACTCACAAACACTCGGATGCGTCTCCCCGGTACCGACTAATAATGCCACTGAGCAGAGAAGTCACGGCTGATGAGTATGTGGCCATAAGCCGAAAAATTGCTGGAATAATCGGCATAGACCTTTTCGACAATTCAACTTTCGAGACCAACCGACTCATGTTCTGGCCTTCTACGCCGAAGGACATGGACTACTACTTTAGGGTTCAGGACGGTCCATGGATTGATGCTGACGAGGTCCTCAACTCCTATGCCGATTGGAAGGATTCATCACTTTGGCCCACAGCTTCGTCCCGTTTCGAAGCTGTCGACAGAGCCGTTAAGAAGCAGGAGGACCCAACCATAAAGAGGGGGCTCATAGGAGCGTTCTGTAGGACGTACTCCATACCCGAAGCAATAGAGACTTTTCTCTCTGACACCTATGTCCCATCAGCATTGGAGGGCCGATACACTTACACAAAAGGAAGTGCTTCGGCTGGTCTGATCGTGTATGAGGACAAGTTCGCTTACTCTCATCACGGGACTGACCCGTGCGGGGGCAAACTTTGCAATGCGTTTGATTTGGTCCGCATACACAAATTCGGCCACCTTGACGACAAGGTCAAGGATCCCTCGTCGAAGTTGCCAAGTGTGTCAGCAATGGAGGAGTTCGTACGCAATGACCCAGACACTAAGACAACCATTGCCAACGACCACATCAACAGTGCCAAGTACGAGTTTGCCGATCCAGAGCATGATCGGACTCAGGAAGAAGTCGTCGAAAAGGAGGTTGACCCGGAGGCTGAGAGCGTCGAGTGGATGAAGGAGCTGGAGGTTGATACTCGGGGAGCGTACCTCTCGTCGGATGCCAACCTCAACCTCATATTTGCAAACGATCCCCGATTCAAAAGACTGTTCAGACAGAACGACTTTGACGGTAAGAGGTACGTTTTTGGGAATCTCCCATGGCGTCGGGTTGTTAAGCCGGAGCCCGTAAAGAACGTAGACTATTCCGGGGTCAGGAACTATCTGGGTTGCGTATATGGAATAACGTCCTCGCTAAAGATCGACGATGCCATGGCTCTGGAATTTGAACGCAACCACTTCCACCCGATTCTGGACTATCTTAATGGACTCAAATGGGACGGTGTCCAACGGGTAGACAAACTCCTGATTGACTACATGGGGGCTGACGACAATATATACTCTCGCGAAGCCATCCGCAAGATGCTGGTTGGAGCAGTTGCCAGAGTTATGAATCCGGGGGTCAAATTCGACCTTGTGCTTATGCTCGTAGGGCCTCAAGGATCCGGCAAAAGTACGTTCATCAAAAAATTGGGAAAATCCTGGTTTAGCGATACATTCCTGACAGTCCAAGGAAAGGAGGCTCTCGAGCAGATCCAGGGGGCATGGCTCATTGAAATAGCTGAGCTCTCAGGTCTCCGCAAAGCGGAGGTTGAGTCAGTGAAGCATTTCATATCTAAGTCCGAAGACTCATTCCGACCAGCGTATGCCAGAACTTCTGAGATATATCCCCGGCAATGCGTCTTTTTCGGCACCACCAACGACAGCGAATTCCTGAGAGACCCCACTGGCAACAGACGCTTCATGCCAGTGGACGTGGTCCCCAACAATGCCAAAAAAGACGTATTCATGGAACTGGACGACGAGATAGACCAGATATGGGCTGAGGCAGTTGTACTGTACCGGTCCAAGGAGAAACTCTATTTGAGCCCCGAAGCCGAGAAAATAGCCAAAAACGAGCAAAGCTCGCACAGCGAGTCGGATGAACGGAAAGGCATCATTGAGGCGTACTTGGACAGACAGCTCCCGGACAACTGGGACTCGATGGACCTATACCAGAGACGAGACTTCTTGGTCGATGAACTAAACCCCAAAGGCACCACTCCCCGAGACTACGTGTGTGTTGCTGAGATATGGTGCGAATGTCTTGGACGGAACCGAGAGGACATGGATCGATATAAGACCCGAGAAATAAATGACTTGCTGAAGAGCATGCCGGACTGGGAGCCTTGCAAGTCTACTAAAAATTTCCCCATTTATGGAAAGCAAAAATACTACGTGCGAAAACTCGATTGAGAAACGACTCGTCACTGAGGTGGAGAGAGTTGGTGGCTGGTGTTTGAAACTCCCCGCAATTCACAATGCTGGCCTCCCCGACCGGCTCTGTCTGTTCCCCGGTGGCGAAGTCGTTTTCGTTGAGCTGAAAGCATTCGGTAAAAAGCCCCGAAAAATACAGACATTAATGCACCAGAAACTGAAAGCAATGGGCTTTAGGGTCGAGGTGATAGACACGACCATGGGTTGTAAAATGTTAGCATTGGAATATGACCGAAAATGATCTCCATCAATACCAGCTACAAGCTGTTGACCACATAATAAGTCACACGCACTGTGCTCTGTTCCTGGACATGGGATTGGGTAAAACAGTGTCTACTTTGACAGCCATCAACGAGCTCATGTTTAAAGAGGTCGAGGTCCGACGAGTATTAGTCATAGCTCCCAAAAGAGTAGCCGAGTCAGTCTGGACCCAGGAGGTCGAGAAATGGGACCATTTGAAGCACATTAAAGTATCTCGCATCATTGGAACAGAACGTCAACGTCGTGAGGCTCTCGCCAAGAAGGCAGACGTATACACCATCGGAAGAGACAACGTGGCTTGGCTATGCGGACTCTACGGGGGATCTTGCTTACCGTTCGACATGGTGGTCATCGACGAGCTCAGCAGTTTCAAGAACCCCAAGTCAATCAGATTCAAAGCTCTTAAGCACGTTCAGGCTTCACTCTCCCGAGTAGTAGGTTTGACTGGTACCCCGGCACCCAACGGTCTTATGGACCTTTGGGCCCAAATGTACCTCCTGGACCGGGGAGAGCGCTTGGGCAAATACATATCCCACTATCGTGACAACTACTTTAAGCCAGGACGTAGAAACGGGCATATCGTATATTCGTACGATATATCCAAAGAGAATCAGGAGCGGATATATTCAAAGATAGGGGACATCTGCATGAGCATGAAAGCTAAGGACTACCTCGATCTCCCCGAGCGCATCGACAACATAGTCGAGATCCAGATGCCCCCAGAAATCCAAAAAGCTTATGACTCTTTCGAGGAGGAACAAGTTCTCAGCATGATTGATCAGCTCGGGGACGCCGTAGAGATACCAGCTGTCAATGCAGCAGCTTTGTCCACGAAGCTCCTCCAGTTTGCCAATGGAGCAGTGTACGATGAACAGAGAGTGGCTCACGAGGTGCACACGTTGAAGATCGAAGCCACGAAGGAACTCATTGAGGACGCCGGGGGACAGCCGGTCCTCATAGGTTGGACCTTCCAGCATGATAGGGACCGACTCATGAAGGCTCTGGCCAAGTATAAGCCCCGAGAACTCAAAACGGAGAAGGACATTATAGACTGGAATGCTGGCAGAATTCAGGTTCTTTTGATGCACCCGGCTTCCGGGGGTCACGGGCTCAACCTCCAAGCCGGAGGACACCGCATCATCTGGTTTGGGCAGACCTATTCTCTCGAGCTGGAGCAACAATTCAATGCTCGGCTTGACCGACAAGGACAGAAGGAGGTCGTGATAGTCAATAAACTGGTATGCTCGAAGACAGTGGACCAGGACGTCATAAGAGCCCAGAAAGCGAAGACCCGGGGACAGGATGCTCTCATGGAAGCTGTAAAAGCGAGGGTCGAAAAATATCTGAAAAAATATCGTAAAACATCGTAGTATTTGTCGCAGAAGTATTACATTTGTGGTACAAACAAAAGGACAATGAAACGATATTACTACGAATTAATGGACGAGGATTACAACAGCTACGAAGCAGCTATCCCCGACGGAAGAATCAAAGCCAGAGCCATTGCTCAAGCAAAGCGAGCAATGAGGGACTTGGGGATCCGAAGGGCTCTACTGGGAGTCAATAGCATGAGGACCTCCAACATATTGGACATAATCACAGTCGAATTGGATTGAAATAATTTCAATTTTTCTGGTGAAAAATTTTTTTAATTGGACATTTTTTCTTACTTTTACACTACACTTAACAACTAAACACTATGGAAAAGTTTATCGAAAAGTACAAGAGCTACAGCTCGAAAGTTCTTCAAAAGTTGGCCAAGGTCAAGACCGGTGACGAGCTTGACGCCATCCAGTCCATCCTCGCATCGAGAGGAGCATCCCAGGAGCATCCGGCAGAGGAGGGCGCTGTCTACAACGCCACTGAGACCGAAGAGTACAAGGCGGAGAACGGCATCAAGGAGAACGACGAAGTCGCCGAGGAGAAGCCGAAGAAGGCTCGCAAGACCAAAGCCCCGAAGGAGCCCAAGGAGCCCCGCCCGCTGAAAAAGGAGGTATCGGCAGAGGAGGCAAAGGCTAACCTCGAGAATGCCAAAGCCAACATCGGTCGCTTCTGCAAATTCACCTGCACGAAGACCAAGGAGCAGACCGACGGCATCATCATCGGAGTTCGTCTCGATCCCCGCAACAACTTCATCCAGTACCGCATCAAGACCAACGACGGGCACGTCTGGGGCAAGGGCATCGACTCGAAGGACCTGGAGCTTGGCGAGATGGCACCGGTTCCCGAAGAGACCGAGAAGCCGAAGCGCGGCCGGAAGAAGGCTGACGAAGCAGCTCCCGAAGCAGCTCCCGAAGCAGAACAGAACGAGCCGGAGAACGCACCGGCTGAGGAGTAAGTCAGAACTCCTCGCCCAATGGAGCCGTCACTCCATTGGGCACCCCGGAGTGGTAAAGGAGGGTTCGAGTCCCTCCCCCGGGGTCTAACCTATATACTAAAAATCATGAGTAACATACTTAAACACGCTGACCAAATCATCAATGAGCGGTCGGAGGAAAAGGAGAGACAATACGGACCGTTCATGGAATGCAACCAGAAGGCCGCAGAGATCGCTTCGGTCATTACCGGCAAACCTCTGACCGCTCTTGATGTATCTTGGGTTCAAGTGGCAGTGAAAATGGCACGTGAATCCAATGCGCACAAGGAGGACAATCTCCTTGACATGGTAGCCACAATCGGGGCCATCAACAACGAACTCGAGGACCCCAAGCCGTTAAAAGCTCCTGGGGTAACACCTACATACTTCTCAGCCATTTCGGAGGCTGTAGAATTCATCCGGATCAGTCCCATCGAAGTGCACGAGATCAAACATGTTCTCACCGAAGAGGGACGCCGAATAGCTGTATACTACTCTCCCAAAGAAGACCCGGGGGCAATACAATCCGTTCTCAAAGAAGACCCGGGGGCAATACAATCCGTTCTCAAAGATCAAGCCATGAACACACAAGATTTTAAGCCATTCATTAAAAGCTGGGAGGAGATTTATGCCCTCCAAGGGGAGCTCCAGCTCATGTACAGACCGTATCTCAAAGAGCGCATCGCGAACTTTGACATCAACACCTTGGAGGATCAGGAGCTTTTCAAAAAACTCTGTTGGCAGATTGTAGAGGAGCTCGCTGAGGCAAAGGAAGCCATCGATGAGGAATACGATGACGAGCACTTTGATGAGGAACTGACCGACGCATTCAACTTCATGTTGGAGCTTTACCAGCTTTATGGCATGGCTCCTTCTTTCGACTGGACGCTGCCTGATTGGGCACAGGTTCTGGAAAAGGGAGATTATGTGGGGGATATGTTCGCCTTAATTGGAAACATCGGCATGACAGCAAACTGTCTCAAGAATCGGGAGTGGCGACAGTCTCAATATCCGGTAGACCTGGTAGTTTTCGAGGACCGGCTCAAGTGGATATGGACTTCCTTCGTCATAATGTTCGAGCATTTGGGTCTCTCCGAGGATCGAGTCAAAGAGCTCTGGTCATTGAAGTATCAAGTAAATCTGTTTCGCATTAAATCCAAATACTGATATGGGAAGAATATTCAAAGACTGTTTCGAAATGATCCGGGAGATGGATCGGGAGCTCAAGGTTTCCGGCATCACGGTCCCGGTCAACCATTACCAAAACCAGGAACTCAGCGGGGACGACAGGCTCACCAAGGAACTCATCGGGGTGAGCTTCGTCATCTCGAAGCCGTATCTCGGCAAACGCGAGATGCTCGACTTCATGTTCAAGGGTGAGGCCGAACTCATCGAGAAGTACTGCCGAGCAGAGCTCTCCGACCGGCTTGACCGAAACGGAGTCAACCCCGGTAAAAGCTGGGAAATCCGCCGGGACTTGTGGCAGAAGCTGGTGAGCAAGACCCGACAGGAGGGTCGCTTCGACTACACCTATTCAGAACGTCTGCACATCTTCCACAAGGGGCCCGAGATCCACCAGTTGGATAATGTCATCATGACTCTCCGGGACGACCCGCACTCCAGACGAGCAATGGTCATGATCTTCGAGCCGGAGGACACCCGGGCAACAGCCGGGGCTCTTACCCGAGTACCTTGCTCCGTCAGCTACCAGTTCCTCATCCGGAACAATCGACTCCACGTGATATACTATATCCGGAGCAATGACTTCTTCAAGCACTTCGCAATTGACATCTGGTTGACGGAGGCTATGATGGACCACGTGTTCAACATCCTCGCAGCTACCTACCCCTCTCTCAAGAAGGGCTCTCTGCACTACTTCGCTGGGTCCCTTCATGCATACAACGAAGACCTCTCCAAGTGGGTAATATACTAAGCTATGACTATAGACGAAGCAAGAGCTAAAGCTCATCAGCAATATGACGATTGCATGTTCTGTCCAGGATGCTCGAAGCTCCTGACTGGGCTCCACATGGGGAGCCGGTGCTACACCAACTGGATTGAGAGAAAGGCACAACAGATCCTCGAAAATTCGAAGAAAAGACATGGCAGGAGGAAGTGAGGAGCCCATCATCATTGGGCTGGCAATAGCAGTAGTAATCGGAATAGGGATCGTTTGTCTCATGGACGCTCTCAAAAATAAACTCAAGTGATATGTGCGGAATAAGTATAGCAAGAAGGGCTAACGCCATTGACCAGATCAAGCATAGGGGCATCGAATCCACCCAGATTGCCGAAGGAGGATGGTTCCTCAGTCATGTCCGTTTGCCCATTCAGACTGAACCAGGCGATGGTCTGGCTCAGCCCATAAAACTGGCAGGAGACAACGGATGTCTCCTTTATGTCGGGGAGATCTACAACTACCCCCGGAAGTATAACAGCGACGTCGAGTACCTCCGGGATCTGTTTGGGTCCTCGTGTCTCGAAGACATAATCTATGAAGCCAACAAATGGGATGGCATGTGGGCAATATGCTGGTACCGGAAAGGTCAGATTATTGCCTTCACCGACCCTCTCGGTAAGAAGCAGCTCTACTACAACCAATATGGGGAGATCTGCTCGGAGATAACCCCATTGGTGTCGAACTTCAAGGACTTCGACCGGTACTACCAGTCGGAAGTGTTCAAATGGGGGTACAATTGGGATGACCGGACTCCATGGAATACCGTTAAGCGCATCATGCCGAACACGGTCTATTCCTTCGACAACATGCGGATAACTCCGACTGTCATCCGTAGGGACTACTTCAATTGGGGGATCGGAGAACGGAACCATTTTGGCAAATTCCAGTATGCCGGGATCCTCCGGGGGATTGTTGAGAGATCCGTAAAGCGCCGGGCAATGTATTCTAAAGTCCCCATCGGGGCTTTGGTTTCAGGAGGACTGGATTCGTCCATAATTGCCTCTATTCTTCATCGAATGGGTCTGGGGGTTAATCTCTATATGGTGGAGAATAATGAATCAGAATTTGGCATGCTATTGTCCGAATTTTTAGGGGTTTCTATCACCTCCCTTGGCCCCATCCCTGATGATGATTGTCTGGAGAGGTGTCTCCGATATAACGAGACCCCCATCGACTTGGGCTCCGTGATCCCTCAGTTCAGGTTGATGGAGAAGGTCCGGGAGAAGGTCATTCTGACCGGGGATGGAGCTGACGAACTATTCGGGGGCTATCGCCGAGTAGATGACTACGACTCCCAGCTCTCAGACGTGTTCCAGGAGCTTCCGTTCTACCACATGCCTCGGCTTGACCGGGCTTCCATGAGGAGCACAGTCGAACTTCGGTCCCCGTTCCTGGGGCATGACGTTGTCAGGTTTGCTCTTCGCTTGCCCTGGAGGGACAGAACTCATAAGCGCATTCTCAAGGATGCTTTCAGCGACATCCTGCCCCAGGAGATTCTCGACCGACCCAAAGAGCCTCTCAAGTGCCAAAGTATTCGGCAGGACCCGATGGCGTACCGCAAGAAGTGTCACGAAATATTCTACAACTTATGGCAATAGCTATTGGATACTACCGGGTATGGTTTAAAGAGGATGACTCCAATACGGAGGCTCAGTGGTTCAAAATGACGCTCCGTAGGGGGTCTGTTAGACCTTCCATACGTTCCATAAATCGGGAAGAGGCTTTGTGGTGGATCAAGTCTCGAAAAATGAAAGACGTCACCCCCGGAAATCCCGCGGGCAAGATATTTGAATCGGATGGTCAACCGTTCAAGAAGGCATTCCAGGAGCTGCCTCTTCACACTCGGTATAATTTCATAGAAGGAGCATCACTCTCATCAGGCACAACACACCGAGCTCGTCTCGAAAAATATTTTAAAAAATGAAAATCGTAAAAGTAAGAAATGTCAAGACCCCGACCAGAGGAACGGGTCGGTCCGCCGGGCTGGACTTCTACATCCCGGAAGACTTCGAAGCCAAACAGATCTGGCCGGGCGAAAGTATCAACATCCCGTCCGGTATCAAAGCTCAAATCCTCCGGGGGTGTGCCCTCATCATGTTCAACAAGAGCGGTATTGCCACCAAGCATCAGCTCCAGGTCGGAGCCTGCGTGGTTGACGAAGACTACCAAGGAGAAATCCATCTGCACGTCATGAACGTCGGCAAGGATCCCGTCGTCCTCAAGCCGGGCATGAAACTGGTTCAGGGTTTGGTGATGCCGGTCTTATACGTCGGGGTGGAAGTTCTCGAGTCGGAGGCCGAGCTTTTCCCGCAACCGACTGAGAGAGGAGTGGGGGGCTTTGGGTCCACTGGGGAATAGGACCCCCGGCCCCAAAAATTGATGGTTTTATTGTTTCTTTGTTTACAATTTTCCCCATGGCCCCGGCCCCAAAAGTTGGTCAAACCATTGTTTCTTTGTTTACAAATCAGGGGGACTCCCGGCCCCAAAAGTTGATGAAACCATTGTTTCTTTGTTTATTGGCAAAAATCTCGACAGCCCCTCCCCTAAAATCCGGGGGACCCCTATTGTTTATTGTTTATTGTTCCAATGGAAAGAATCCCAAACCATTGATAATCAATCACTTAAATTGAAACAGCAGTAAACAATGAGAAACAATAATAAACAATCATTGTTTCTCGATAATCGATTGAATATCAATGGTTTAGGCCCTTGTAAACAATGTAAACAATAATTTAGGAGGAAAACCTGAATAGGGAATATGAGGAAAATTATGACCAATTTAGGAAATGAAAAATCACAAAATAGAGTGCACAGAAACATTGTTTACATTGTTTCTCGGGAGGAGAATTGGGGACCTAATCAATTGAATATCAATCACTTAGGTGAGAAACAATAGGAAATTTTATTGTTTACTGCTGGTCAAATGTTGTTTATTATGAAAAAAACTGAGAAATTGGGGCTACCCCCAACTGGGAAACTTGGAGTGTTCCGGCGATGGCTGGGGGTCTACTCAAAAGAGGAGCGGGAGGTCCTGGACTACGCCCGCAAATTGAAAAAGACCACCATGCAAATAGCACGGGGTCAGCTTACCCTGCTATCTCGACCGGACTGGATGCGGCACGAGGATTGGGTTGAGGTCCGCAAACTACAAAACAAATTAGAAAGGAGGCGTAGAAAATGATTGCAATTTACCTGTTGGCCATCATCGGCCTGTTCGCGATTTTCGGCGGGATCCGCCAATGGTGGATCAGTCCCAAACGGAAATTGAGCCGATCCATCAAGCAGATGGAGAGAGCGGAGAGACGGATTCAAAAATTCAAAAAGAAGTCGTAGGCGAGTAGAGTCAGTAGAACTGACAGAGTCAGTAGAATTGGTGCCAAATTGAACCAGTAAAGTTGGTGCCAAATTGGGCCTTCTCTCGACCCACAAATACTGGACGGCACTCGCGCATACGGAATTAAAACCCAACAAGCATGAAAGCAAAACACTTTAAGCAGCTCGGGAAGAACTGGGCTTTGTACTCGGAGATCAATACCAAGTACTGTAATTGGACCCTCTCCATCGCCACGGTCCACGAAGGTATGATTTGGCCGAACGGTATTTCGGTCAAGTTCCTGTGGTTCGGTGTGACCCTCATTCGCGTAAGCGAATAAATCAAAGATCCCCGGGGCCAAACGCTCCGGGGATTGTTGTGCAGAAATAAATTTTTAATTTGTATAAGGTTTGATTATATTTGAGGCATGGCACGAAGCACATATAAAATGAGTCCGCTCGCCTATATGGAGGAGGGACAGAAAAGGCGAGACGCCGGGGAATTTGTAAAGCCCACCGATGCGGAGGAGCTTTATTTTGCATTCGTCGAGTATTGCAAATTCATGCAGGATAACTATTTCTCCCAGGCTCACAAGAATAAGAATGGCGAAGACTGTAGCGTATACATTTCCCGCCCGATGACCATCGAATCATTTAGGCTGTTTGCTGGCATCAATCCTGTTGAGTACGAGGAGCTCACGGGAGACCCGGTAGCAGCTGCAATCGGTGGCACCATCGAGGACGCCATCAATTCCCAGCAAATTGAGGGAGCACTGGTTGGCAAGTATGCTGCCAGCCTCATCCAGGTGCTTCAAGGACGCAAGACCAATGTCAACCTGACGGGAGGCATCACTCTCGAACAGATAACCGGAATGGAGGTAAAATAAAATGGGACGCCGGCTTCAATTTGACACCAAAGGCAACGAGAAGCAGAAGGAAGTGGCTCGGTTATGGCTTGATGACTCGGTCACTGACATTCTGTATGCCGGCACGAAAGGTGCTGGCAAATCCTACCTCGGGTGTTCCTTGATAGCCGGCGATGCCCTCACCTACCCGGAGACATTTTATTTTATTGCGCGTAAGACGGCTGCCGACCTGGTCCGGTACACCATACCCTCCCTCTACGAGGTATTTGCTCACTGGGGCATCACGGAGAACTACTACCACTTTAATGGCCAATACAACTTCTTCGAGTTGTACAACAAAAGCCGCATCTACCTCATCGATGCCAAGTACAACCCCAGTGACCCCATGTACGAGAGATTCGGATCCATGCAGATGACTCGGGGATGGATCGAAGAGGGCGGAGAGTTTATCCGCGAGGCGAAGACCAACCTCCAGGCTTCCATCGGTCGTTGGAAGAACGATGTCTATAAGCTGGCTCCCAAACTCCTCATCACCTGCAACCCGTCCAACAATTTCCTCTACACGGACTACTACAAGCCATGGAAGGAGAACAAGCTGCCTCCTTGGCGTCGGTTCGTCAAAGCTCTGCCCCAGGACAACAAGACCCTCCCGGACAGATACATCGAAGGACTTCTCCAGAACCTGACCCAGTCGCAGATCGAGCGACTGGTCTTTGGCAACTGGGAATATGGTGACGACCCGAATTGGCTGGTCGACTATGACGCAGTGTGCGACATGTTCAGCAATGAGTTCGTACTTCCGACGGGCGACAGGTTCATCAGCACTGACCTTGCCGGAAAAGGACGAGACAGTTGGGTGGTTGGAACCTGGGATGGCATGGTGTGTCGGATCCCCATCGCAAAAGGCTTCTCGGAAGGCAAGGAGATGGAGGAGAAGATCGCCAAATTGGCTACGGGTCTGAAAGTCCCCCGGTCCAGCATCGTCTCGGACGCTGACGGACTTGGGTTCTACTTGGAGAGCTACCTGAAAGGCATTCGGGAATTCCACGGAGGACAATCAGCCATTGACTCCAAGACGTACAACAATATCAAGTCGGAGTGCGCATTCAAGCTGGCGGAGCTCATCAACAAGCGCCAGATCCACATCATCTGCTCCCCCGAAGTTCAGGAGAAGATCAAGCAGGAGATGACGGTCCTCAAGTCCAAGAACACGAACTCCGCTGAGCAGAAGCGAGAGCTCATCTCCAAGGACACCATGAAGCAGCTCCTCGGAAGGTCCCCGGACTTCCTGGACATGCTCATAATGAGAATGATATTCGAGATCAAGCCGAAGGCGACTGGCATGAAGTCCGCCAAAATAATAATCCCCGCAAAACGATGATACTGGACATCATAACCCTCATCCGCAACATGGTCAAGATGGTCAATCCTCTGGCCGTCTTTGAGTGTGACCAGGCTCGGATGCTGAACGTCAAAGTGGACACGATGGAGAGGTTTGTTACAGACTCTGACGGCAATCGGACATCGTCCGACTTCGTCTATGTTGAGGAGCCCACCACTGGATACTACGATATTCCTTACAGAGGGCACCAGAAGCAAAGGACCCTTATGCAGATATACTTCTGCAAGTTCGAGCCGATGGCTAATGATGCCTACAAGGGGGACACGAAGTTCAGCCAGAACTCTCCCACTATCGGCCGTCTGGAGTTGAAGAGCCAAATCGAGGAGCAGATGGTTCGGCCATTCTTGTACCTCTTGAAGACTTCTGAATTGGGACTCAGACATCCGGAAATACTCAACACCGTTAGAATTCTGTACCCGTCTCCTAGGTTTGATGCCAACGAGGTCAGCGTAGGACTGGAGCTAACAGTAACGCAAGAATGGTGTCTCGATGCGTATAAGCCCATTCCTCCTGCTCCACCCGAGCCTAAACCTGTCAGGCTGGTAGACATCATCCATGAAGGGTTTAACATGCGGGGGATTACGATAACCTTTGAAAATACTGAATCAAAACCCGTTGACAAGTCTGTAGGCACCGAATCCATAATCACTAACTCTGTTCCGGTTAACCTGGTCATGGCACTCTATTTATATGGGAGCATATCGTGTGGAAGACCTATAGTCACAGTATATTCGAGGGGAGGATGGAAACTCAAAGAGTACACATTCCCGGACACCGAAGACTTAATTGTAACTAAAATCAATGTGAAGCCCGAGGGAGAATTTCCCAACTTTTGGACCCTCAGGGATATTTATACAGTGGTATGATACAGCGAATCGACATACAAGGCGGTCAGATGACGTTCGGCCAACGCATAGAGCTTGGCCGGATCATCACTGAAAAGGAGCTGACTGACATCGACAAGATGAAGGAAGGAATGCAATGTCTTGGGGTCAAATGGAGTCTGAGGAACACCTCAGAAATTGTTGAGTACTGGTATGAGGTTCTCATGGGCATCAAACACTGGATTGAACGGGAACAGACTGAGCTCAAGTACGAGCCCAGTGCTGAGGAGAAGGCAGCCGGCATTGCTCAGTTCTCTCTGGTGGTTGGGGAGATGGCCACCATCACTGCACTGGCCAAGGACTACTCGAAGGACCCGGACGAGATCCTGGAGTGGAAATATGGAAAGGTATACAACCTCCTTTTCACCAACTTGCAGAGTCACCTCTTCCGGGAGCGATTGAACAAGGAACTGGAGCGTAAGGCTCAGCAGAAAGCCAATGCTCGCAAACCTCGAAACAAATGGCGGTAGAACTGGAACAGATATTGGCTGAGGGTCTCACTCAGATGAGGGATGAGATTATCCGGGCATCACAAGACGCCGGGCAGGAAGCTTCGGGCAGAACCTATGCTCAGATAACAGTTCAGACGGGTCGAGAAGGTGAAACAGTTTGGGGAACGATCGAGGCTCCAAACTACTTCTACACTCTCATCCGGGGACGAGGTCCTGGCAAGATCCCAGCCAATCTGGGGCAGATAATCATGGAGTGGGCAAAGCTCAAAGGCATCACATTCTCGGACCCAAAGGATTTGGTCCGATTCGGAAATGCCACTGCATGGAAGATAAAACGAGAGGGCTCAGAGCTTTACCGCAATCACATTTACGTTGACTTGGTCGACACTCCTGCGGACAACTTCGAGGAGTATCTGTCTCAGCATTTGGACAAGATGATGAAGGTCCTCATCGAGGAGTCATTCACTCCTGACAACAATATGGACCACGGATATATAATATAGCGCGATATGGCAATAATCAATCAACCGGCTGAAGACTCCCTGTTCTCAGCATATTCGCAAATACCAGTTGAGACCGACAACTCAACACCCGGGATTGAGATCGAGACTCAGAACTTCGATGAGGCCAACATGATCTCGCTTAACCTTATTGACAACGAGCAAACCGTGGTGATGGGCAACGGGGGCGGCACGGATCAATATGTGTCCAGAAAGTTCATAATACCTCGTAGGATGGTACCCGGGGAATGGTATGCTTTTCGGGTTGGCCTTGGCAAAGTGAACATAGCAACTGTCCTGACGGTAGCACTATACCAAGGAAACGCAGAAGGCCAGGCGGAGGTCGAGGTTGTTACAGAAAAACTGGCGTTTTGGCCTAACATGACATGGGTTGTCCAAATTCCTACTACCGAAAGTGTGAGACACCCCAACACGATATTAGTCGTATCTGCTGGGAAGGCAGGAGGAACAGCTGGGGTGATGGCAACACTGATCGACATGTCTTTGACCTACGGGAAAAACTACATTGGGTATAGTCCCAGTTCAGTGAAAGCAGCAAACTCGTTAACCGAAAAAATCGACATCTACAGAGACTCGGGATTCGGGCCGACGAAGAAATACGACCTCAGCTTTTTGGCTAAAGCTGGGTTTCGGGATCGTCCCAGAAAATTTCCGTACATCGCTACAGCCACAAGTTTTGGCATTGACTACAACCTCATATCAGCATACGCCTACAGAGGCATTGGCGAACAGGATTTCAATGTACGGTATGCCTCCCGAGGAGTACGACCCAGAGGTTTCAACGTTAACCTCTCCCGGTCAAACGTAGGACTGGTATTGACTGACCGAGTTCCCGACAGCGAGAGACGAATATATGTTAAGAAATATTTTGGGTACCCGAACTTTGTAACCGTTTTCGCGAAAGGTTCTCAAAGTCTCAACTCGCAGTCAGCCATGGAGGTGAATGTTATGTACACGGGGACTACAGCTTTCAAGACAGTGGAGATCTCCCCCAGGATCAACATCCCGTTTGTCCTCGAGTTCGACGAGGAGTTGGCAGATGGTGCTGACTACGTCATTGTCCGGGATCGCAATTTGCCCCTTAACTCTGACAGATGGCACATATACTACGTCGACACGGAGGCACCTTGCAACCCATTCTATATTCGCTGGATAAACCGAAAAGGCGGATGGGATACGTACATGTTTGAGCAACACAAGAAGTATACGCAGGAGGTTGACAGAGGAGACCAATACATGTTGGCTAATGCCCGGGATCCTTACACCTCAGCGACGAGAGGAGAGTTAGCTCCGGAGTTTAAGAATATGGTCCAAGCCGGAGCAGAACAGCTTGATGAGAACGACTTCAACTTGCTCAAAGGGATTGCTCTCTCGCCTTTGGTACAGGTTTACAACTACCCAATTGCGGCATGGCAACGAGTCCTCGTAAATGACACGGACCTAACTTGGGACACCAAAGCTCCCCGGAACACTGTTAGCTACGAGTTCCAACTTATTGACGAACAAACTCAGTGGTAATATGAACTACGAACTACTCATGAGAGGTATTGACGGAGAGGTCTGGTCATTGGACCTCCCGCTCGATGCTCCTGCGATGAATTACCAGATCAACAACCTGGCGGAGCTGAAAGACCGTAATGCCTCGTACTCCCAGCGGATCAGTCTTCCCCGGACGACCCACAATGAGCAAGCATTCCAGTTCAGTTTTGTAATTGGCTCGGGGTCGTATGTGCCATACATGAAGCTCCCTTGCCAGCTATTCTATGAGGGAGCACTCATATCCCCGGCGGGAGCAGTGCTGAACATCGTAGACGTGTCTGACACGTCAATCGGGGTCCAGATCCTCGGGGCAACTGCTGACTTGTTTGATACCCTCAACAACACTGACGCGAAAGACCCCGGAGATGGCATGTTCCTCCTCAAGTGGTACACGGACACAATGGGACAGGCCGAGCGATACCTCTCCGGCCCCGAGGAATCTAAAGTCCTGTACTTTTGGCTATATGCAACTCTCCAGAAGAACCCGAACGTCCCCCCGATCTCCATGGAGGCAATCAGGCAAGTCCGGGAGTTGGACAAGTTCTATCCCCATCTCAACTGGTATGACCTCGTAACGTGGATCTTCGACCGAGCAGGCTACAGTCTCGAGACTGACGTGGATCCAGTTGACCGGAGTGAAATGTTTTTGCCTTGCACCTACCCCGTTTTGGCAGACAACCCCAATGCTCCGAAAGCATCCGGAACTGGCTGGATTCAGGATCCCCCGATTGGCACTACGGTCGGGGTGATATGGCAAGGCTACCCTGGAGTAACTCTCAGTGACCCGGTCGCTGGACGCTTGATGATGGGCACCGTATCCGGAACATTCAGCTGGATGACTCTGTGGGACACGACCATCACGTTCAGCTTCTCATGGTCCAATATTTCTGCCATCCGGAATGGTTCTGTGGCAGTCCAAGTTACCCATTACAAGAACGACGGGACCAGGGCTATAGTGTTGACCAGATCCTGGTCGTCTGGATCTTCCGGCAGCGCTTCGGTCGACATCCCGATGGAGGCAGGAGAGCACATCCTGGTGTCCGGATCTCTCGCCACAGTCAACCCCTCTGTCAATCAGTATGACATGAGGTTCCCGGTCAGCATTACTGCTCCTCCCGTTCCGGAAACTTCGCCGGGGGATAAGCCCCAGCCCGGGCTAACCTATGACCTCCTGGCCTCTACGGGATTCAAGAGCTTGGGAGACATAGTCAAAGCTTTCTTCCAGCTGTTCGGGCTGACCGTCGACGTGAATCCCGCCACCAAAGTAGCAAGAGCATACTCGGTTCAGGAGTTCTACAACAGACGAAGCTCGTCCGGGAAGAATTGGTCTGACAAGCTGATAAAAGGTAAGGACACAAAACTTACCTTCCAGTTGTCCAGCTATGCCCAGTCCAACGAGATAAAGCTGGAGGACAACAAAGATAACAACGTTACTGACTCGTACAAGTTCAGCATCCCGGACGTCAACCTCCAGCCCACCAAACTCCTGTTCCAAATTGGGTTCTTAGCCGGGCTTAATCAAGACCTCTATGACTGGGACACTACAAATAAGCTTCACAAACTTGCTAACTACCCGATTTGGACTATCAATAGAGGACGGATGGAGAACGGGGAAATGACTGAGACGACTTGGGAGTATAATGCTCTCAGTAAGCCGATGGTCGTCCACATCAATAAGTCTGACTATATGTGGCCCCAGGTAAGTGTAGGCTACACTCTTACCCGAGTACGACTATACACGGCATATTTCAAAAATTTGAATTACTACGTTCCGAAGTACTACGACAAGCTCATCAACAATATACTCAAAAGACCGAAGATCCTACAGACCCAAATTCTTTTGGACTCGCTCGACATCCAAAGCCTGGACCTGTTCAACCCTATATGGCTGGAAGAGCATGGGTTCTGGTTCTACGTCTCGAAGATAAACAACTTCCAAGCTGGAAAGATAACCAAAGTAGACCTAATACGAATGTGATATGGCCGAAGAACAGAAAAGTACAATTTACAATGTCAAGGTAACAGCTGAGGATGCCCTCAAGACGTTAGCCGAATTGAAGCTCCGGTCCCAGGAGTTGAGGGATCAGCAGAAGGCTCTGGGCAAAGTGACCGAGGAGAATGCCCAAGAATACTACGCACTTGACAACCAGATCAAGGCAATCAACAGCGAGGCGAATAAGTACCAGAAGCAAATCCAGAATAACATTAAGCTCCAGAACCAACAGGAGGCCAGTCTGAACAAGCTCAGAACTCAGTTGGCTTTGGACAATGCCGAGTTTGCAGAGTTAGGCAACTCAATGCAGGACGCGGCTCGTAAAGCCGAACTCGGCAAGCGTATTGCAGAGACCACTGAGGAGCTCAAAGCTCAGGAGGAGGCACTCGGGGACTACCACCGATCCGTTGGTAACTACGAGAAGGCAACGGATAACCTGAAACAGGAGCTCAACGACTTGACAGACACTCTGATCCGGATGGCTCAAGCCGGGGATACGAGTTCAGCATCCTTCAAGGAGATGGTCAAGCGAGCTGGTGAGCTCAAGGCGGCAGAGGACACGGTCAATACAGCCATCGACCAGACTGGACGAGGAATCGACACACTGGTCGCTGTCACGGATGCAACTTCGGCAATCACTTCCGTCTACGGTTTATGGACCACAGCCACTCAGGTACTGGGGAGCGAGAACGAGGAGCTCAATGCTACCATGACGAAGATGATAACCATCATCACGGCTCTTTCCTCTTTGTCTTCTCTCCAAGCAGCTCTCTCCAAGACCGAAGCCACTTATCGAGCTGCATCTAACTTGGTTCAGCTGGTTGGCATCAACCAGACTCTCGCCGAGACGAAAGCGATAGCTGCTAAGAATGCTGTCCAGGGAGCTGGCAATATCCTCACCAAAGCAGCAGCAGCTGCTACCTGGCTTTGGAACGCGGCTTTGGCTGCCAATCCTGTTGTGTTGGTGGCAGCGGCAGTGGGCGGATTGGTAGCTGGAGTGGTTGCTCTTACGAACGCATTTAACAGTAATACGGAAGCTCAGGAGAGAGCAACACGGGCAATGGAGGCATACAACCGAGCTGCCGAAGCCTCCACATACGTACTGGATCAGATCGAGACTAAACGAAATACTCTGTCCAAAGCCGAGGAGATCCGGGGCAAGAGAGAAATAGAAAATCTCAAAGCCAATCATGCCACGTCGGAACAGATCGCCGAAGCTCAGCTTAAAACAGCCAACAAGCTCCGCGAGATTGAAATGAATGCAGCTCGTCAAAGACAGATGGCTGCAATGGATGAGTTCGACTCCTTGAAGAAGGTGATTGCAGCCAAGGAGGAAGAGCTCAACACGTGGTCAGGAAGCTTGGACAAATACAAGGAGGCCAAAAAGGAACTCGACGACTTGAAAGGTCGATACCAAGAACTGTTCCGGACAATCGAGAATGAAGGAGCCGCAGTTGCCAATTTGGCTCTTGAGACTGCAATAGCCAATCGGGAGGCTCAGCAGTCCATTGCTGATAAGGCTCTGGAGGTTGCTTTGAAGAACTCGGAAGCCATGCAGAAGATCCGGGAAGATGACCTCAGGTTCCAAACAACATTCCAGTCTACGAGCATCGCCATTCGGATGGAGTATGAAAGGAAACTCTACAAGGCAGCTCAGGATGGAGCCCGGGAGCGTCTCGCTCTCCAAAAAGCTCATGGCAAAATTACTAACAAGGAATATCAGACGGCTCTGAATGCCATGGCTCGGTCCGACAAGCAGTTCTACGAGAACCAAGCCAAACAGCTTAATGACTATCTTGCTGGGGTGAGAGCCAATATATTGGCTGTAGCCTCCGGAGGCACAGTCGACATGCAGATTGCCCAGGTGACTCAGAAGTACCAGGATGCCATGAAGGAGCTGGCCAACATTCAGCCCCCTCAGTTCGTGAGGGGGATGAGCGAGGAGGAATACCAGAAAGAGTATGCAGCTTACGAGCAGTTCCTGGTCAACAGAGCCGAACTCGAGAAACAGATTCAGCAAAACCTCCAGGATGAAATCAAAAAGATCCGCGAGGACGCTACCAAACAGCAACTTGATCGGTTCAACCAAGTTCTCAACGAACAGTATGCCGAAGATCTCTCAAAGGCAGCGGACAACGAGAGAAAGAAGCTGGAGCTCGAGAATGAGATGCTCCAGAAACAAATCGAAGCCAGGAAAGCTGCCGGGGAGAAAACCTATGAGCAGGAGGCCCAGCTCCGAGCCAACAATCTTCGTCTCCAGCAAATGGACCTCGACAAGGAACTCGCTCAAGCCGAGTTAAATCACAAGTCCAAGTATGAGATCCGAAAAAGGTATCTGGAGGCCGAGTTGGCAGCAGCTCAAGGAAACGAGGACGTCATTGCTCAGATCCAACTCGAGATGGCCGAGAACGAGGAAGCTCTGTGGGAGGAGAGGATCGAGAAGCTCCAGGAGTATGCAGAAATGGCCTCCGGCTTCGCCAATGCCTTCAACGATCTGGCAAATGCTCTCGGGGAGCGCCGGGTTCAGGAGGTAGAAGAACAATACAGCCGGGAGGAGCAGGCATTGGCAAACATGTACGCTAATGGCCAAATCACGGAGGCTCAGTACAACGAGAAGAAAATCAAGATGGAGAAACAGAAGGAGAAGGAGTTGGCCAAAATCGAACGGGAGCAAGCTATTCGAGAGAGGGCAATGGGCTCCTTCGAGATTGGCATCAATACTGCCATCTCCATCATGGCATCCGCTAAAATGGGGTTCCCCATGGCTATCCCGTTCATTGCAGCAGCTGCAGCTTTGGGAGCAGTCCAGATGGCAGCTCTTTGGGCAGCTCCCCTGCCGAAAGCCGCGAGAGGCAAATACATTGAAGGCCCCAGTCATGCTGCTGGGGGAGTACACATCGAGGCTGAAGGGGGTGAGACCATCATTAACAAGAAGTCGAGCCGAATGTTCCTGCCTCTCCTGTCAGCCATAAACGAACTTGGTGGCGGCGTCCCCTTCACGAAAGTTGGGTCAGATGGTGGGTATGCTCTCCGGTCATTTGCTGAGACGTCAGAGCCCATGAACCGGCTTGACATGGAGAGGGCAATCCAGAAAGCATTTGGCCAGGTGAGAGTGATTGCTACAATCGAAGATATTCGGAGGGAAGATGCTAACTACGTGCAGATTCAGGACCGGGCTAATTTTTAAATAGTCCAGCACAAATAGTATTTCAATATTTATTAGGAATAATTATATTTGTATCGAAATAATTTGGCACATGATATTCATCAACTTAAAAGGCGCAATCGATTCCGAGGAGAATCGGGTCATGATGGAACTCTGGGGCGGTACCTCAGAGATCTGTTCCGTGGAGACCTTCCGCCGGGTACTTGATGAACACCCCGACGAACAGGAGGTGTGCATCAACATCGACTGTGACGGTGGCTCTGTTGAGGAGGGCTTCAAGATTTACGACCTCCTTCGCATGAGCGGGAGGACGATATATACAAATATTGTCGGGGGATGCCACTCGATGGCAGTGTGCATCCTGTTGGCAGCTCCGGCAGAGAACAGGTCGGCAAACCGGAACTGCCGGGCACTCATCCATCGGGTATACATGCCGGTCGGGGATTGGCTCACTTCCGACGATGCTCGTAGCATTGCCGAGGAGCTTGCTCTGGAGGAGGAGGCTATTCTTGACGTGTATGTCGAGAGAACAGGTCAGGACCGGGAACGGCTCCGCAATGTCATGCATGAGGAACGCATCCATGATGCCAAATCACTTCTTGACTTGGGATTCATTTCCAAAATCAATTCATACAACACAAACCAAATTTTTAATGCTATGGCAAAAAACGAAAAAAGCGCTTATGAAAAATTCATGAGCAAAGTCAAGGCATTCCGGAATGGCAAGAAAGGCGCTCCCGCCAACTTCGACTATCTGGATGCTGAGGGTCAGGTCGTTCTCCAGACCGTAGGTGAAGAGGACAATCTGGCCGAAGGTGTAGAGGCAACTCTCGCCAATGGCGAGACGTCGGGCACTGTCGTTCTGGAAGACGGTCGGGTGGTTACTGTCGAGGACAACATCGTCACCAGCATCGAGATGGAGGACACCGAGTCTCTCGAGGACCGCGTTGCAGCACTGGAGGCGATGCTCGACGAGGCAACGAACCTCATCGAGGAGCAGGAGAACGAACTCCGCAACCTCCGTGGTAGCAACTACCTCCCGAAGAACCGCAAGACGGTTCTGCCAGGAGGCAAGAAGCCCGAACCCTCGGCAGCTGACCTCAAGAACGAAGCTCGCGAAAAGCTCCAGAAGGTCAACGCTGCAAAAAAGATCCTCAAGTAGTCAAACTCAAAAGCTTTAAGAACTATGGCAGTTAAAAAAGGCGGATTCCTCGACATGGATAAGTTCACTTTTTGTGGACGGGTCATTCAGGCAATCTCGGAGATGATTATGGAGGACACCATTCAGGGTCCTGACATCAACTCCATTCACACAGTCTTCCCCGACATCGTCACTAACACCGAGGTGGGTTACATCGGTGAGGGTGGCATGGTCGGCGTTGTCAACACCGGGTGTAACCCGACTCCTCAGCCGTGGAACATCAACACCCGCAAGCTGAAATGGGAACCCGGCATCTGGGAGATCCTCCTGTCCCAGTGTTACACTGACCTTCAGCAGTCGGCAACTATCTACTCTCTCCGCACCGGCGTCGACATTCCGGACTTCACGGACACGGACTACATGAACATCGTCATCGAGGTTCTGGAGCGCTCCATCATGGACTTCTGGTACCGCCTGTTCTGGTTCAACGACAAGGACGCCAAGAATGTTACCAATAGTGGTATCATTACGGACGATCTCGACCTGAAATTCTTCACCATCATCAACGGTTTCTGGAAACAGATTACCACGCAGGTTACAGCCAATCCGTCCCAGCGCGGAGCAACAATTACGGAAAATGCCGGGGCATCTTACGCAGCTCAGAAGCTTACTCCGGACAAGGCCAAGGAATACATTCAGTCGGTCGTGTTCAGTGCCCCGCTTCTGCTCCGTCAGCAGTCTGACAAATTTATCCTCGTTACCCAGTCTGTCTACGATGCCTATCAGCAGTCTCTTATGGACGCTTGCTGCCTCGAGTCGGCTCGCTTGGCTCTGCTGAATGGCATGGAGGCTCTCAGCTTCAATGGCATCCCTGTCATCGCAATGCCCATCTGGGACAAGATCATCGCTACGTCGGAAGACACTGGCACGAAGCTCAACAATCCCCATCGAATCCTCTTCACCTCGAAGAGCGTGCTCGGCATAGGTGTTGACGCAATCGACAGCTTCGAGAAGATGCGGATCTGGTACGAGTACAAAGACCGCGTAGTCTACGTAGAACTCATGGGTCGGGCGGATGCCAAGCTCACTAACCCGGATCTGTTCTCGGTAGGTATCTAATCCTCAAAAATCTAAGAAAATGGCAGGACTTGATTGTTCTAAAATCAAAACAGGATTCACCAACCAGGTGTGTGGTAAGCCGGCAATCGCCGGCACCACCGCCAGGGTTATTCTCCTCAGCTACTCGGACGTCGACAAATCGAAGTCTGTTGTAACTGACAACGTTATCTCTTCGCTCATCCTCAAGGCCGGTGCCACTGGTTACGAAGTCGACTCGCTGCCCAACGCAACAGTTGGCTCGGACACCATCAATGCTGGCACGTATCTCAAGACCCACCAGCACAACGTGGTCGTCCGAATCTTCAAGAAGTCGGAAGCAGCCAAGAAGTTCGTAAACGGCCTGACCAATGCCCGCGTCATCGCTATCGTCGAGAACAACGACACCGGAGACAACGGGGACACCAAGTACGAGGTGTATGGCTGGGACTCGGGTCTGGAGCTCACCGAAATCACTGTCACTACCGAAATGACTGACGGGGTAGCTTACCAGGTAACTCTGGCCAACGGTACCATCGCTCAGGAAGGTTCGCTCCCGATGAGCCTCTTCAACACGGACGAGAAGACCACCGACCTCATGGTAGACGGGCTTCTGGCTGGCGGAACAGACTGTACTGTACCGGCTATTCTGCGTTTCTATCCCGCGGAAGGTCAGGCTAAAATCGGTAACGATGTGCCACTCACTCTGCAGAGGTCCTCGTGTACCAACATTTCCGGAACGGTTACCATGCCTCCTGCGCCAACTTCCCCCAAGCCAGCAGAGGCATTCCCCGGGTGCGGTCTTCCGGCAAATTACGTGTTCCTGAACGACACTGGCCAAACAGCTGCAAATCCTCCCGTTCTTCAATACCCGAAGGGCAATGTTGGGACTACAGCAAATTGGGGAACAAGTATCGTTGACACAGACATCCGTAAGGATTATGTCAACGGGGAATACGTAATCATTCTCACCACATACGCCGGAGCACCTAAATAGTAACGGCTATGACTGACATGCTCGAAAGACTGAGAGCTTACCAATCCAAGTATGGGTCCCTGAAAGGCGAAGCCTATCGGGCCCATACATTGGAATTGGAAAAGAACCCCGCTCTCCATCGAGAAGTAGACGAACTTTCTCGGTACTTTTTGAATAAGTCAGTTTCCCGATGCGGCTTCTGCCTGATCGAAGCCGACTTAGCACTAAGACGAATAACAGAACAACAGATGAAAAACGTAGCACACCCCGATTACGAACTCCGAGCAGGTACTCTGCTCCACGACCCGATCAACAAAGAGTTCAGCAAGATCCTCACTCCGAGAAACATCACGGAGGAGCTTTGCTTGTACCACATCGCATTCAATAAGGATGCACTTTCGTACTTCACCCGGGTTCCCGGGGATCTGAACGAACGACTGGAGAAATTCATGTCTCGTTACGGCAAAGAAATGCCGGACAAAGACGTGGAGATCAAGAAGCGTCAGGCTCAGGTACTATCCAAGCAGATCGATTCTGTCAAAGCCGAACTCGAAGAGCTGAACAAGAAACAGATCGAGCTGAACGCCAAGCTCGATGAGTACTCCAAAGCCATGGAGGCAATCCATGCCATTCTCGACTCGGCATCCGCCGAGGAGAAGACCGAGGAGAAGACCGAGGAGAAGACCGAGGAGAAGACCGAGGAGAAGACCGAGGAGAAGACCGAGGAGAAGACCGAGGAGAAGACCGCCGACATCGACACCGAGGTGAAGGAGTTCATCGACGCCGGGATGGATCTGGAAGCCATCAAAGAAGCCTATGCAGACTCGCAAATGTCTGCCGGGGAGATCGAAGAGGCTTACAACCGGATAGTCAATCCCGTTTCAGAGGCTCCCAAGAAGGGAGCCAAAAAAGGAGGGTCCAAATAGGACTGGTAATAGGACGGGGTCGCTTCCCGTCCCTCCTACTATTAAAATTACGCCAGTATGAAAGTTGCACAGATCAAATCAGCTCCTCAGTTCGAATCCCGGGACTGGAGACAATATGGCATCCAAACATACGGAGATACCAACGACTTTCCCCAGACAGTCAGCGAGATTGTTCAGGCTTCAAAGACCGGCAATGCCTGCTTGAGCATATACAATGACTTCGTATACGGTCACGGGTTCAAAGATCCGGGTATCTACAAATTGCGGGTCAACAAAGAAGGGGAGAAGCTTGACAAGATCCTCCGCATGGTATGCAAAGACTTCACGTTATGGCATGGGTTCGCCATCCATGTTAACTACAATATGAACTTCCGTGTCAGTTCGATCCACCACATTCCGTTCGAGTCTCTCCGACTTGCGAAGGCAGACGATGGTGGATTCATTGGCCGGACGGCATATCATCCTGACTGGGGTCACCGAGACAAGACGAGGTCCCGGTGGTCCCCGTCCGACATTGAGTGGTTTCACCTCTTCAACCCGGATCCGGAGGTTATCCTGAACCAGGTAGAAGAAGCTGGCGGATGGGACAACTACAATGGCCAGATACTCTACTTTTCCGGAGACTCTGAAGGCAGTCCCTCTTACCCGGTCCCCATCTTCATCGCTGAGATGACAGACATGAGAACTGAGGAAGCACTTGCCAATGTAGCCGGTCGAAACGCATGCTCCAACTTCTTGTCAGCTGGGATCTTGGTAGACATCAAGGACGAGACTCAAGATCAGTCCCAAGTCAATGAGACCCAGAAAGAGCTCAACAAGTTTCAAGGAGACGAGAACACTTCTCAACTGTGGTACATCCAGTGCAAGTCCAAAGATGAGGTGCCCCAGTTCATAAGGTTCTCCGGGGAGAACTATGACAAAGCATTCGAAGTAACGCAGAGAGTCATCCCGGAGAACATTGGTCAAGCCTTCAAGCAACCTCCCATTCTCCGAGCTGTTGACGTGGGGGCTAACTTTGGGGCTGATCTCATGACCAATGCCTACAAGTACTACAACTCTGTTACAGTACGGGAGCGTCAGCAGCTGGAGGAGACTTTCGTATCGATCTTTGAGTACTGGTGGGCTCCTTTGGAAAATCCCGACTTCGCTATTCAGTCTCTCACTTACAATGCCGGCGAGTCTATAGCAGACAGAATTGGCAAGGACAACATGACTCAGGTACTGGAGATTATCCGGGACCAGATGCTCTCCACTGTTCAGAAGAGAAACATGCTCAAGCTCATTTATGGGCTTTACGACGAGGAGATTATAAAACTCATGCCCGATGATACTCAACTCTAACGACCTTCGGAATGTTCGGCCGATAGCCGAGAACATCAACGATCCGGCCAGACTGGAGCCATATATCCGGGAGGCTGAGACTCTCAGACTGGTGGATGCCATAGGAGCCAATCTCTACAGATGGCTCGACGAGACAGACTTTTCCGGCCCCGGTCCTTTCCAATACGGGGACGTAACCATTACAAAAGATCAGTACACTGCCGCCATGGAAGGCGGGTATTATGATGGTGGCTGTTCCGGGGATGGTCGAAGCGAAGGACTTAAGATCGCCATTGCATACATTGCGTATTCCCGATTCATCGTTAACAACCCGATCAACCCCACTGCCTTCGGGGTGAGGTACAAAGATGGCGAATTCAGCACTCGAGTAGAGGACAACATCATCGTCCGTAGCTCGAACGAAGCACGGAACATCGGGGAAGCCTACCTCGAGAAGGCTATAAATCACCTTAAAGCTCTGCGGTTACTGACTCCATGTACTGAATACAAGGAGTCCCCGTCTCGTAAAATGATTATAGGACGTAATAAATTATAAGTTTAACAGATATGGAGGAGGAAGTCATGAGAGCGGGAAAATGGATATGCGGGAGCATTGTAGGGTTTTGGGGGCTTTTAGCTCCGGTCCAGGTCCTTATCCTCTGTGTCTGTATTGCCATTATCGTCGACTTCATAACCGGAAATATTGCTGACTACAAACGCCACAAACGAGCTCATCAAAAATATGTGTTCAAAAGCGAGAAAATGTGGGACACGTGTTGGAAGTTGGGACTCAGCATCATCGGTATTGGCATGGCCTATATGCTTGACGTGCATGTCCTCCCGAACTTGGGGAGTCTCAACCTTGCCAACTTCTTCGCTGCCTTCATCGTCGGAACAGAGTTTTGGAGCTTTCTGGAGAACTCCGCAATCATTTCGAATCATCCCATATTCCGGGCTCTCCGGTCATACATGGAGAGATCGGTCAGCAAGAAAACTCAAATAGATTTTGAATGCCATGAAGACAAGTAAGTATTTTAAGCCCGAAGAATTCGAGCGATGCAATCCGTCTTGCTCCATCGAAGACATGGACCAGGACTTCCTCGATCTACTGGATGACCTCCGCGAAAAGGCAGGCATCCCCCTCGTCCTCAATTGCGCTTATCGTTCCAAAGAACACGATAAGGCCAAAGGACGGTCAGGTAACAGTGCTCACACCGAAGGTTTGGCAGTGGACATCCGGTGTGCCTCGGGCCCCAATCGGATGAAGATCCTCCGGGCAGCCATTGCATTGCGGATCCGGAGGATAGGCATCGACGGGAATTTTATCCACGTAGATGCTTCTAAAACCCTCCCGCAGGACACGATATGGACTTACTAAAGAGAGTACTCTGCACAATAGTTCTTGTAGGTATAGGCTTTATAATCGGGCGTAAAACAATCGAGGAAAAGATCGTTATAAAGTACGTCGATTTACCCCCAATTCAGGGGGAGGTCAAAGTCCCGGATTTGGTTCCAAAATGGGAGGGTTTTAGGAATCCAATCAAATTGATATATATCTATAAGGGCCAGGAGGAAAAGGTTCCCCAAACACCCCCAGAAATCACAAATGGAGGGGGTTTTGGGGAGGACCAAAAGGAGGTGGATACTCTGGAGAGCGTAAAAAGGACAATATTGGACTGGAATACGACCAGGAAATACGCTGGAACATTCTTCAAAAATCCCAAAATTGGCCAATTTGACTGGGAAGCTACAGTCCAATACAACACTCTCCAGCATCTTACGTACAAGTATATCCCCGTTCGAGAACAAATCAAAGAAACGAGGTCCCCGAAATGGTCCCCCTTTCTGAGAGCTTCAGCTAACTCATTCGGGCAGGTTGGGGCTGGGGGAGGCATATATTACAGGAATTTCGGAGTAGATATATCCTATGTGCGGGACTTCGAGCTGACCCGATCGGGGTATGAGGTTGGCTTTAGCTGGAAATTTTAGGAAACTACTCCGTCCAGGGCTTAGGGGAGCCCGGGTTTTTTGTGTCCCCCAAGCCGGGGATATTGGCCCCCGTGGCAGGGACCAGCAGTAAACAATGAGAAACAATAATAAACAATCATTGTTTCTCTATAATCGATTGAATATCAATGATTTAGGCCCTTGTAAACAATGTAAACAATAATTTAGAAGGAAAACCTGAATAGGGAATATGTGTTCTAATATTGGATAATAGTGTTCTTAAAGAGGATAAGACCCCCATAAAAAGGTTATATAGAAATCATTGTTTACATTGTTTCTCTGGGGGTGATTTTAGGACCTAACCCATTGGGTATCAATCACTTAGGTGAGAAACAATGAAAAATTTATTGTTTCTCTGCTATTTTTCCAGCATTTTATCGTAGTATTTGCAGCAGAAGTATTATATTTGTGATACAAACAAAAACAAACTACAATATGAAAACTATCACCTACAC